GGTGTATTCGATCCACGCAGTATTTTTAGCGGTAGTTTTAGTTGCACCTAAAATGGGATGAGACAATTTCCCGCGCAGCGGGTCTGGGAGGTAGTTCGTTGCAGTTAATCCGCAAAGGTGAGGCCGCTGAGATCCTGGGCGTCAGCAATGGCCGGATATCTCAGCTTCTGACCAGTGGCGCCCTCCACGAGGTGCCCGGCACGAAGATGCTGGACCGTGAGGCGGTGCTTGCATTCAAGCGCAGCCCATCCGTGAAGCTGCGATCACCGGCGCAGAAGGTGCTGCAGACCAAGGAGGCAAAGCAGGGCCGCCGGTCGGTAAAGGAGCGGATTGATGCGCTGCCGGATGACTCGATCCCAGACCTGCAGACCAGCCGTGAAAGGCGGGAGCACTACCAGGCTGAGCTGGCAAAGCTGGATGTAGACCTGAAGCGCAAGGAGCTGGTGCCAGCCGAAGCGGTGAAGCGGGAGGCATTCGCCCTGGCCAAGACGATCCGTGAGGCGCTGGTGAACATCCCTGACCGTGTGGCCAATCAGCTGGCTGCCGAGACTGACGCGCAGGCGGTGCACATGGTGCTGAGCAAGGAGATCAACGAAGCATTGGAGCGACTGGCCGATGCTTGACGGCGCAGCGGTGTATCGAGAGGCCTTCCTGGCTGGCTTGCGGCCGGAGCCGACGTTGACGGTGAGCGAATGGGCGGATGAGCATCGGTTGCTGAGCAGCAAGGCATCAGCAGAACCAGGCCCTTGGCGCACCAGCAGGACGCCATACCTGCGTGAACCGATGGACTGCCTGAGCTCAAGCAGCCCGGTGCAGCGGGTAGTGCTGATGTTTGCAGCGCAAACCGGCAAGACGGAGAGCGGTAGCAACTGGATGGGCTACTGCATCCACCACGCACCGGGGCCGTTCCTGGCGGTGCAGCCGACGCTGGAGATGGCCAAGCGTCTGAGCAAGCAGCGGATCGAGAGCTTGATCGATGAGACGCCAGTGCTGCGGGCACGGATCGCCCCGGCTCGCAGCAGGGACAGTGGTAACACGCTGTTCAGCAAGGAGTTCCCCGGCGGGATGATGGTGCTGACCGGCAGCAACAGCGCGACCGGTTTGCGATCCATGCCATGCCGGTACCTCTTCGCTGATGAAGTGAGTAGCTGGCCCCAGGACGTAGATGGGGAGGGCGACCCGCTGACGTTGGCGGAACGGCGCACGACCACCTTCGCCCGGCGGAAGATCCTGATCACCAGCACGCCAACGGTGAAGGACTCCTGCCGGGTCGAGGCGGAGTATCTACGCAGTGACCAGCGCCGGTACTACGTGCCATGCCCCTGCTGCGGGGGCATGCAGTGGCTGCAGTGGCGGATGGTGCGATGGGAGAAGGATGAACCCAGCACCGTGGCGTACGAGTGCGAGCACTGCGGTGAGCGGTTCACCGAGATCCACAAGAGCACCTTCCTGCGGGAGGGCGAGTGGCGGCCCACAGCACCGGGCGATGGCAAGACGCAGGGGTATCACCTCAGCGGGCTGTACTCACCACTGGGCTGGCTGAGCTGGGAGCAGATGGTGGAGGACTTCTTGCGGGCGAAGCATGATGCGCCGCTGCTGAAGACCTTTATCAATACCAGGCTTGCAGAGACCTGGGACGAGGGTGCCACCTCAAGGATCAGCGCTGAGGGCTTGCTGGAGCGGGTTGAGGCCTATGACGAAATGACGCTGCCGGATGCGGTGGTGCTGCTGACGGCTGGCGTTGACGTACAGGACAACCGCCTAGCCGTGAGTCTGTTCGGGTTTGGCGCAGGGGAGGAGAGCTGGCTGGTGCATCACAGCGAGCTCTGGGGTGATCCGACTGCAGCCGAGGTATGGAAGCAGCTGGATGCCGTGCTGTTTGCGGAGTACCAGCGCCGCGATGGCCGCAAGCTGCAGGCACTGGCAACCTGCATCGACTCTGGCGGCCACTGCACAGCAGAGGTGTACCAGTACGCAAGGGAGCGCCGCACCAAGGGCGTGGTGGCGATCAAGGGCGCCAGCACCAAGGGCAAGCCACCTATAGGCCGCGAGAGCAAGGTGGACCTGAACTACAAGGGTCGGGTGCTCAAGCGTGGCGCCAGCGTGTACATGGTCGGCACCGACACGATCAAGGACACGATCTACGGCCGGCTACGGCACAACGACCCAGGCCCTGGATACCTGCACTTTGGCAAGGCTGGCACGCCGGAATACTTTGAGCAGTTGACGGCAGAGCGGAAGACCACCAGGTACACCCGCAACGGGATGCCGATCAGTGAGTACGTCAAGGCCACCAATGCACGTAACGAGGCATTGGATACCTGCGTATACGCGCATGCTGCATTGCACTTGGTCTATCGGCGGTTTGACCGACGCACGATCTGGGAGCAGCTGGCCAGGGAGCCGATGCAGAAGCCTGCCGCACCAGCGCAGCGGATTGCACGCCCGACGCAGAGTTTTGTTGGATCGTGGTGATGGTGGTGCATAGCGTGACGTAGACGCTGCAAGTACGTGGCAATCCCTGCAGAGATCAGGGCTGGCGATACGGTGAGCTGGGTAGAACCGGCAACAGTGGATCAGGTTGGTGATCCGCTCACCTCTGCTACCTGGACGCTGACCACTTTCCTGCGGACCAATACCGCATCCGAGGGTGTGACCGTCACAGGTTTGGCTCGAGCTGATGGCGGCTGGGATAACACCATCGCCGCTGCTACCAGCGTTGGCATGGATGCCGGCCAGTGGTATTGGCAGACCAGGGCGACCGATGGCACCAGCACGCTCACGCTGGGCAGTGGGTCATTCACCGTCCTGGCCAGCCTGGCGTACCAGGGCACGCCGACTGCGTTTGATGGTCGCAGTCAGGCGCAGCAGGATCTGGATGCTGTGCAGGCCGCCATCAGGGCGATCATCAGCAAACAGACCAAGTACTACATGATCGGGACGCGGCAGTACACCGCCCTTGATCTGCCTGCATTGATGCAACGCGAGGCGCAGCTGAAGGCTGTCGTGAACCGGGAGAAGGTGGCCGAGAAGATTGCAGCTGGCCTGGGTAACCCGCAGAACATGTTTGTGAGGTTCAGCTGATGGCACGCCAGAAGGTCAAGACTGAAGCGCCTGCGGCTGAGATGGTGAAACGCCGGCCGCGGCGGTTGTATGAAGGTGCCCGGTTGAGCCGGCTCACCAGCGACTGGGTGACCAGCTCCACCAGCGCTGATGCGGAGATCAATGCCAGCCTGGTGCTGCTGCGCAATCGTGCCCGCCAACTGGTGCGGGATAACGACTATGCACGCCAAGCGCTGCGGTTGATCCGCAACAACGTGGTGGGTAGCGGGATCAAGCTGCAGGCCCAGGTGCCGATGAGCCGCGGCAGCAGCCGGCTCAACCAGGCGGTAAATGATCAGATTGAAGAGGCCTGGGCCGAGTGGGGCCGCGCCAAGCGGTGCCATACCGGCGGCCGGCTGGGATGGATTGATCTGCAGCGGATGGTGATCGGTGCCATCGCTGAATCGGGTGAGGTGTTCATTCGGTTGGTGCCGCAGCCGTTTGGTGATTCACGGGTGCCGCTGGCGCTTGAAGTGCTCGAGGCTGACCTGTGCGATGAGACGTATGAAAGCCGGCCGCAGCAGGGCCATGAATGGCGGATGGGCGTGGAGGTGGATCAGTGGGGCCGGCCGACACGGTATGCCTTCCGCACCCGGCACCCTGGCGATATTCGCCATGGGACCAGCCATGAGGTGAAGCTGGTACCAGCCAATCAGATCCTGCACCTAGCCATCCTTGAGCGGCCCCATCAGACCAGGGGCGTTACCTGGCTGGCGAGCACGATCAAGCGGCTGCATCACCTGGCCGGGTATGAGGAGGCTGAGGTGGTGCGGGCCAGGGCAGCATCCAGCTTGATGGGTTTCATCACCAGCCCCGAGGGTGAGCTGGTGGGTGATGAGGTGTATGACGCTGAGCGGGTGTCGAACTTTGAGCCTGGGGTGTTCAAGTACTTGGCACCAGGCGAAAGCGTGAGCGTGCCGCAGCTGGATGCACCAGATGGGCAGTTCCCTGACTTCATGCGGGCCATGCTGCAGGGCATGAGCGCTGGCATCGGGATCAGCTACGCACCGCTCAGCCAGGACTACAGCCAGAGCAATTACAGCTCCAGCCGGCTCAGCCTGATTGATGACCGTGAGAACTGGAAGGTGCTGCAGCAGTACCTGATCGACAACTTCATCACGCCGGTGTATGAGGCGTGGCTGGATGCTGCCGTGCGTAGCGGTGTGCTCCGGCTGGCAGGGTATGAGTCCATGCCCGAGCGGTTCCGGCGGGCACGGTGGATGTGCCGCGGCTGGGCATGGGTAGACCCGGTGAAGGAGGTGATGGCGTACAAGGACGCAGTGCGCTCCGGCTTTGCTACGCAGGCGCAGATCGTCAGTGAACTGGGCGGCGACCTGGAGGAGCTGCTGTTGCAGCGCCAGCAGGAGGTGGAGCGCGCCGGGCAGCTTGGCCTCAGCTTTGATACCGACCCGGCACAAGATGCAGATGCGCAGCGGCTGGAAGCTGAAGAGGTGTCGATAGCGTCAGAACAGGATGCTGACGATGATGGAACTGCGTGATTTGGAAGCCCAGCGTCATGAACGCTCAGGCCCTGGCTTCTTCCGGCTGCTGGGTGAAGGCGAGGATGATCGCCGGCTGGAGCTCAGTTTCTCCTCTGAGTATCCGGTTGAGCGGTACTTCGGCCGTGAGGTGCTGAGCCACGATGGTGACTCGGTGGACCTGGGCCGGTTGAATGATGGCGCACCGCTGCTGTTCAACCACGACCCCAGTCGGGTGATTGGCGTGGTGGAGCGTGCATGGGTGGATGGTGAGAAGAAGCGTGGGATGGCAGAGGTGAGATTCAGCCGTAATGCATTCGCGCAAGAGGTGCTGGCTGATATCCGTGATGGGGTGCTGCGGAATGTCTCCGTAGGGTATGGGATAGGAAAGCTCGAGGAGTCACGCGATGTAGACAACACCTACGTCGCCACCAGATGGGAACCCCATGAGGTGTCCGTGGTGAGCGTGCCAGCTGATCCATCGATTGGCATTGGCCGCACCCTTGCGTCTGATCCTGCGGCACCTGCCGCACCATCCACTGTTCAACCTTCCCCTGTCATGGAAGACATCAAAGCCCCCAATCTGGAGGAGGTGCGGGCCGCAGCTCAAGCTGAGGAGCGGACCCGTATCGCCTCGATCACTGCCCTGTGCCGCGAGCATGGCGCTGATGATCTGGCGCAAAGCCTGATCGAGCGTGGTGCTACTGAAGCGGACGCCATGCGTGATGTGCTGCAGACCATCGCCAAGCGTGCCAAGCAGCCTGCCCAACCCAAGGCTGCACCTGCTGTTTCTGCTGTTGAGCCTGTGGCCCAGTCCGCTGATATCGGTCTGAGCGACAAGGAAACCCGGCAGTACAGCTTCGTGCGGGCCATCCGTGCCCAGGCCTTCCCCAATGATCGCAGCGCCTATGAGGCCGCGGCATTTGAGCGGGAAGTGTCGGCTGCGGTGGAGCAGCGCACCGGCCGCGCCGCTCAGGGTTACCTGGTGCCTGATGAGGTGCTGCGTCGTGACCTGACCGTCACCACCGCTTCTGCTGCTGGTGATCTGGTCTTTACCGATGCCCGCCCCGGCAGCTTCATCGAGCTGCTGCGTAACCGCCTCGCACTGAGCAGCCTCGGCGTGACGATGCTCACCGGCCTCAATGGTCCGGTGGCCATCCCCCGCCAGACCGGTGCTGCTACCGCGTACTGGGTGGCTGAGAAGGGTGCTCCGTCTGAGAGCAATCCGACTGTGGACCAGGTGAACCTGACGCCCAAGACTCTGGGCGCCTACACCGAGTTCAGCCGCCGCCTGATCCTCCAGTCGAGCATCGACGTGGAGAACATGGTGCGCAACGAGCTGGCGACCGTGATCGCGCTGGAGATTGACCGGGCTGCGCTGTACGGCCTGGGCAATACCAACCAGCCGCTCGGCCTGAAGAACATCACCGGCATCAACACCGAGGACTTCAACGCTGCTGCTCCCACCTATGCGGAGCTGGTGAGCATGGAGACCAAGATCAACGCCGACAACGCCGACATTGGCGCCATGGCCTACGTCACCAACTCCACCATCTACGGCGGCCTCAAGACCACCGAGAAGGCATCTGGCACTGCCCAGTTCGTGCTCGAGCCTGGCGGCACCGTGAACGGCTACACCGCCGTGCGGTCCAACCAGGTGGCCACCGGTGATGTGTTCTTCGGTGTCTGGTCCCAGATGCTGATGGGCATGTGGGGTGCGCTGGATCTGCAGGTCAACCCCTACGCCCTGGATACCAGCGGCGGTGTGCGGGTGACGGCGCTGCAGGACGTTGATGTGGCGGTGCGGCACCCCGAGGCCTTCACCCGCGGCAACAACACCCTCTGACCTGAACGGTGATGAAGATCCGCATCCTGCGCCAAACATCGATCTATGGCCAGCCCGCACGGGTGGGTGATGTGATTGATGCCTCTGAGGCTGATGCCCGCTACCTGGTGGGCATCGGCAAGGCGGAGGAGGTGAAGGATGCGGGTCTTTGCCCAGTGGTGCTGGGTGAGCCGGCACCGGTTGAGGCGCCTAAGCCTCGCTCCCGCAAACCTCGCTCAAGCTGACCATGGCGATCTTCCAGCAAACCCTCGAGAAGCTGCAGCACTTCCCGCTGCACCCTCTCGCCCAGGAAACGGCCACCTTCACTGGTGCCACGACCAACATTGCCGACCTGAAGGATTTTGATGGTGAGATCCAGATCATTCTGGATTCTGGTGCTGCTGCTGCCAGCGGCACGATGACCGGCAAAATCCAGCACAGCGACACCACCGACAACGCCGACTTTTCCGACGTGACTGGTGGTGGTTTTACCGCTGTTGCCCAGGCCGTCTCCAAGCAGGTGATGACCCTGAACCGTGATGCCCTCAAGCGGTACATCCGCTTTGTTGGCACCATCGCTGCCAGTGGGACCACCACCTACAGCGTGAACGGTTACGGCCTGAAGAAGTACGGCTGATCACCTGATGGCACTGTCTGAGGATCCCACGGTTTTCTTGCAGGACTTTGGGGTGACCATCACCTCAGGGGACGTGAGTGGCCTTGGGATTCTCGACACGCCTGGAGAGCTGATTGCTGACGGGATGGTGATCACAACGGACTACTCAGTTCGCTGTGAAACATCCAAGTTTGGTGGACTGATCTACGGCGCACCGCTGACGGTGGATGGCGTCAACTATCAGGTACGGGAAAACCGCCTGATTGATGATGGCCTTTTCTGCGAGATCACCCTTACCAAGTTGGCGCCTGATACCAGCGCTGTGGGCCAGGATCCCCGGACGTTCAACCTTGCTGATCTCAGTGACGTTGACGTGACGGGAGCCGCACCTGGCGACTCGCTGGTGTATGACGGCAGCAAGTGGGTGGATGCGAGCACGCCGCGGTCGGTGACGATCATCAAGCCTGTCGTTGGCGACAGCATCACCATCTTCTACACGCAAGTTGCCACGACGTTTGGCGCAGTGCGTGCCGTGGTGCAAGGTGTCAATCCTAGTGTCACTTTTGACATTAAGTACGACCTTGACCGAAACACCGCCGGCAACAGCATGATTGTGCCGGAGACAGTTACCAACGTGACGACGGGTGAGCCGATAGCGGTCATCAATCAACCCATCGCCGCTGGTCGGTATGTCTGGGTTGAGATCACCGGCGTTGGCGGTGATGTTGATGAATTGAACGTCAGTCTTGAGATTTAGACTAAAGCCAACCGACCTGTCCTGCCCTGACCTGCCATGGCCACGTTTAACAAGTTCAATGCTTTTGTCGAGAACCTTGCCGAGAAGGTTCACAACCTCGGCGCTGATACCCTGAAGGTGTATCTCAGCAACACGCTGCCGGTGGCGACCAACAGCGTGAAGGCAGACATTGCGGAGATCACCGCAAAGAATGGGTACACCGCTGGCGGGAATACTGCCACCGTGACCAGCAGCGCTCAAAGCAGCGGGACGTACAAGCTGGTGCTGGGTGACCCTGCCACCTGGACGGCTGATACCAGCACCGATGGCACGGGCATTGGACCGTTCCGCTACGCGATCCTTTACAACGACACCCCAACCTCGCCTGCTGATCCGCTGATTGGCTGGTGGGACTATGGGAGCAGCATTACGCTGGCATCAGGGGAAACATTCAAGGTGGACTTTGACCCGACCAATGGCGTGCTGACCATCGTTTGATTCTGGGCGTGACCGATGACGACGACCGTCTCAAGAAACCCAACGGGTGACGAGGCGGTCTCGGGCACTTGGACTGGTACAGCCGGCAGTCGGTATCTGGTTGTTGATGATTTTCCAGATACCACGCCAACGGATGAACTGATCCACGGC